ACGATAACGTCCGAACTGACTTTGGGCAGTTCCACGTAGGTGATGTCGCCCAGTTCCTTCGCCGCGTAAGCGGAAATCCCGATCGTGGCTTCGTCGCCTTCGATGACCGCCCATTCGTGGGTTTTTGAATAATATTTTGCCATTTTTCTGTGTCCTTTCTTGTGTTGAATGTTGTTCTGTTGTTAGTAATTAAGCGGTGACTTTCTCACAGATTTCGCCAAGATTGTCGGGAGTGACAACTTGCTCAATCCATGATGCATCTGTCTTCAACTGTGTTTCAGCAGTGTCGATGCGGACAACCTTGCAGTGCTTGCCGTTCTCGAATTTGTGTGTAGTTGAATATGCTGTGAATGGAAGAGTCGAGCCGTTCGCATCTGTTGTGTTGTCTTTTGTCTTTGATGCTTCTTCTGCGCCGCCAAAAGTACACTTCAAGAAGCAGAAATATTCGCTTGTGCCGTCTGTGTAGTCTTTCTTGCCCGAGATTGCGAAAGTCTTGTTGTGCCAATCACCGTCATCGAGAATTGCGCCTGTTGCGGAATCGATGTCCTTGCCCTCAATCCATGCAATGAATGCGGAACGCACAGCAGCTCCGATGAGACTCATTTCAGAGGGCGCTTCCATTCCCACTTCTGCCCACATTGAATTGTCATAGTAGTATTGCGCTTTGTCGATAGACTTTCCGATTGTCATCTCGCCCGCAGGAATGAGTTGCTGTGGCTTTTCTTTCGGTGTGTATGCTTCGGCTGTGTCTTCAACTTCGCAAATGTAAATGTCAGAAAGACCTTTGAGCATGCCAAATTTCTTGTTCATAATTTTTCTCCTTTGTCAATTGTTTCTGTTGCAATGAAATCCATTGCCCACCCTGTGTGAGTCGGCTCATCACTTTGAATGTCATTGCCTTTTCCTTGCGGAATGAATCCTGCGCTCTTCAACACTTCACTAATCTCGTTCGGCTTCGTGTTGACAAGTGTCGGATTGTTGCTGTAAAAAATCACACTGAAAAACCAATCCCACGCAGTGACTTCATTGTCGAAATGAGCATTGTCATCTGTGTCATTGCACCAAAATGTGATGAATGTGTCGGGATATGCTTCATCGGGATTCATCGTGCCTTGAAGTTTGACAGGATAGCCAAACGATTCAAGTGCAGAAATCAGTTTCTGTTTCATTGCAATTCTCCTATGATTTTTTTCAGTGTTTCTTCTTGTGCCTTTTTGATTTGCTTCTTCGCTTTGCGTTGTGCTTTGTCGATGAAGCCTTTTGCTTCAACTTTGCCGTGTTTGCTTCGTCTCGGTGTTCCGTAGTTGAGAAACACAACTTTGAAGCCGTCACTCAAATTGTCGGGATTGTATGCGCCTTTTTTATAGCCGACTCTTGCAATCATGCTGTTTCCGTCAGTCTGAATTTCGGGAGACGGCATTCTGTCAATCAGATCACTGTCAACTCCCGATTTCTGCATCTGTGCTTTCAGTTCGCTCTGCATGATTTGAGCAGACTCTTTCAAGCATTGCTCTGCCGCTTTGTCAACATTGCCCTCTGCTTTTTTTATCTGCTCAAACAAGTCATCAAATCCCGAAAGTTTCAATTTGATTGCCATTCTCACGCACCGCCTTTGATTCTGCGGACTTTGAATTTCAAGAATTGATTTCTCTCTTCGATATTTTCGGGAGTTCCGAGAATCTCGAAGACTGCATTGTCTGAAAGTCTCTTGATTCTGCAATCTCCTTTGATGTCGGGATTGTACCAACACACAATCTGTGCAGTGTCCTCGACAGACAGAACATCATTGACGATGCGCTCTGTGCCGCCGTAGGACTTAAAATTGCACATGATTGTTTCTTCGTTGTCTTTGTATGCCTTAACTGTCACACCGTATTCTGTGACCGTCTGCGGCTGTTGCAACTGCATTGCCGTTGTCATCTGCGATGCTTCGCTCGGTCTATACATCAGCATCACTCTCTTTCGCTGAAAGTTGAATCAATCTTCTGTTGAATTGTTCGCTGTGCTTCACTGCGCCGCTTGAATAATTCCACAAGTCATTGACTCCGAGAGCAATGCAACCGACAGCCGCATCACTCTCTGCAATGTTTCGAGCAACACCTGCATCGACAAGTTCATTGATGACTTCGTCAATGTAGAATGTCAGAGTGTCATTTTGAAAGTCACCCGAAATTCCGAGTGCTGTCTTCACTTTTGCAAGTCGTTCTGTTGCTGTCAGTTGTGTCATGTCATTACCTCGCTTTGATTTTTAGTTTCGAATTGACTCGTTATGCGCCAACCTTTGCAATTACGAAGCCGCCCTTGACAGTAACATCACCGCCGAGTTCAACATCTCCACGAATTGCAAGAAGTCCCTCATCGAATGCGAAGTCTTCGGAAACCTTGATTTCGTAGTTTGAGAAGAGTGCGAGTTCGAAGCACTTTGCTTGTCCATATGCGATTGTGCCTGCTGTGAGATTGCTGTTGATGCAATAAGGAACAGCAAGACCGTGGTCTCTGATGATACCTGTGTTTGGATTGCTTGCATCGGGAGTGATTTCATATACTGCCTTTTTGTCAGAGCCGCGAACATCACCGAGTGCAACAAGGTCAGCCTTGTTGATGAAGAGTGTTGCCGCACCAACGATGCTCTCATCTCCGCCATAGTTGAATGCGATCTGACGAAGTGACTTGTCATCAAGTGCAGAGAGTGTCACAGATGTGTTGAGTGTTGAAGCAACAAGTTTGTCTGTGATTATCTTTGCCGCTTTCTTACGAAGTGCAACAAGTGCGCTCTCGTTTACCTTTGCTTGATAGTTGAGAGGAGTCTGCTTTTGTGCCTGCTTTGAGATGTATGAAATCACTGCTTCTGTCTGTGGAGCAATTTCAACAAAATTGAATGAAGGCTTGCTTCTGTTATACTTGCCGCCCTCTGTCTGTGTTGCCGCTGTTGCATCTCCGTCAACATATGCAACCTTGTATGCGCCCATGCCGCTTGCATCTGTAATCTTTACAAGGTCAACAATTGAAGACACTCTTGCGCCGATTTCATCATTGATGCCTGCAACCTCTGTTGGAGTTGCGAGCGTGCCGCTTGATACAAGCACAGAGCGTGCTTCTGCGTTGTCAATAATCATCTTGCCGCTTTCAGCAAATGCCTTTGCTCTTGCTTCAATCTCCTTGTTGTCATCTTTTCTTGTGTTCATTGTTTCAAGTACATTCATTTTTCTTTCGTCTCCTTTGATTTCTTCTTTGTTCTCTTCTGCGGGTGTTTCGTCAGCAGGCTCGTCAACTTCTGCGAGCATTGCTTCGATGTCTGCAATCTCGTCTGCAAGTGCCTTGAGAGTCTCACCGATTGCGGCTCTCTCTTCTTTGCTGTCACTCTCGATGAGTGCAGAATTCAAATTGTTTCTTTGCTCGTTCTTTTGTGCAAGCAACTTTTCAAGTCTCTTTTTCATTTTCTTTCTCCTTTGTACTGTTTAATGAGATTTGTGATTGAATAGTCTTTGCGCTGTTCGCTCGTTTCAGTCTCCACTGTGCCTTTGAATGCGTCCGCAAGTTCAAGGCTTCGAGCATATATTGAAGTATTTTCATATGCGGGTATGTCGACAACACTCACATCGAAAATCCTATCAAACTTTTTTATTGTCCTTTTTGGAGTCTTTCCTTTTTCCCAATCTTCGCCCTCTGCTTTGACTGTGAAAGCAAAAGACATCTTGTCAATGAGTCCTGCTTTGATGCGCTTGTACATGTCAATGTTGTCTTGCGTGTCAAGCAGCTCTGCATGAATGAAGAGTCCCTTGTCATCGACTTTCAATTCAAGACTCTTGTTGCGTGTCCTTGCAAGAATCGGAACAGAGTCCGAATGATTATACTTGAGCGGCACATCTTTCATGTTTGCGCCGTCAAATGCGCCTTTTGCGATGCGTTCAAAGAATCCCCACTCTTCATCACCGATGAGAGTCTCATCTTCAAACACTGCCGCATAACCCTCAATAATCATCTTGCCGTCTTCGTCTTCATTTCCTGTGCGATGCTCGATGCTGAAATTTGAAATGTTGGCGAGACGAATCTCTTTGTCATTCTTTTTTTCGTTCATGTTGTCACCTCGTTCTGTGAATCTGTTGAAGTTGTGCTGTCAACTTCGTTGTATCCTCTCGGCATTACATCACCGCCCTCAATAGGTGGATAGCCGAGCAATTCTCTTGCTTCGTTCTTTGTGAAGATTCCCGCAGGGAGTCCTGTCTGCAATGCCGCAATCTTATTCTCCATTGACATGAATGCAATGTCATTCGGGAAAAAGATGATTTCGTTTCCGAAAGATGCTTCTCTGTCGGAAAACATCACTCTGCTCATCGATTGTCCGAGTGACTTGATGTCTGCTTCGAGTGCGTGTTCATAATA